CGGTAACGGCTTCGCCGCTTTCGTCAGAATCGATATTCAGCAAATCAGGTACCAGATTTTCCAAATCACCGACGCCCAAATCGGAATGTTCGGCAAACAACTGCCCAATCAAAGACAGCATCTCTTCCGCCAGTTCGTCCGCGCCGGCAGCAGCCTGCACGCAAACCAGCGTAACCAGCCGCACCGTATGCCGGTAGGTAGGCGGAAAATCAAACGTTTCCTGTTCGGTTCGGCGACTGTCAACGTACACCACAACACACGGCAACTGCGATTGCGCAGGCGCGAAACCACGCCCGGAATACACGCGCTGGAATTTCGTTTTCAGCACATCTGTCGCCGCATTGCGGATTTCAGTAAGTCGGCTTGTCATGTATCGCCCTCAATTGCACAACAACCATCCCGCAGCCGTCAAAATCGGTTTCCGCCACCGCATAACGCTTGCCGCGCGCGATAACATCCACCGACTTCACGTCTTCAGGCAGGTCATCTTCGGTTATGATGATTTGCGGGTCGGCATTTGCAACAGCAATACCGAACCCGCTATCCGTCATTGCCTCACGGTCAAATATCGCATTTACCGACTTCCCGCCAATCATCACGGTTTCACCGAAATCGGCAGGATTGGTAAACACGTTCAGCGGCTCGTTAAACACTGCCGTCCTCGCCGCCCTCACCGGATACGTTGCCGCTATCTTCATCTTCGCCGCCATCGCCACCAGAGGATTCGGCCTCTTTGGCAGGCGCTTCTACTGCCCAACCTTCGCGGATATAGACAGCCGCCGCCGATTCGTCCACCGAATATTTTTTCCCTGCGGCAAACGTCTGTTCACCATCGAAAAAACTACGGGTCGGGATAATTTTGATTTTTGCCATTTTTAATACCTCAATTAATAAGGTCGTCTGAAATTCAGACGACCTTGGGTTTCACAATCAAGCAGCCACGATGTCTTTAATGGCGGCAAAGGATTCGACATGACGGACGGCAATATCCACATCTTGCAACGTGGTGATGCGTACCGCGCCCGCAGTAGACTTGGTGTACGGATCAACAATCACATCCAAAACGCCCCAGTGTGCAATCATCAGATCAGACCAGTTACCAAAAATCAGCGGGCTGCATTTGTTGGCCGCCGTGCCTTTGGTCAGGTTGGACGGAATTTGGTTTGATACCGCGCAACGGTAGCCGTTCAACGGCGTTGCGCCGTCCTGCCAGATGTAGCCGGACACGCCGTCGGCCTTCAGCTTGGTTTTCAGCAAACCGCGCACGCGGGCATTGGTGATGTAGGCCAAATCGCCGATGTCGGCATTGGCGGCGGCAATGGCACTTTCCAAAGCGACGATATGCTTCCATTCGGGCGCACCGCCGTTCGCACCGATTTCCACCGCGCCGATGCCGGCAGTGTTCAGGATGCCGGTCGGTTCGTTGCCGGTACCTTTGCCGTTGATGGCCGCCAAGTCGATACCCAGCATCATCGCTTTCAACAATTCGCTGCGGGCGAACTGTTCGGCAGACAGCGAGGATTGCAAAATGAATTTGCGGCTCAATTCGGTATTGGCGGTAACGGTTTTCGGTTTCAGGCTCATTTGTCCGAAAGTGGCGTTCGATTCGGTCGCACTGCCGTTTTCATCCACCCATTGAACGGTGTTTCCGGTCAGGTGTTTCGGAATGGTGATGTCGCCGACCAAGCCGTCCAGTACGGTGGCGCCCAACTGGGCAACGGCAAGTCGGTTGCGCAGCAGTTCGATGAACAAGTCTTCGCGGAAGTCGTTTTCGATGACGTTGCCGCCGTTTGCCGCATTGCCTTTGCTGTAAGCGCGGGCAATCAAATCAGTCGGCACAAAGAAGCCTGCCGCTGCGCGACCATGTCGTTTTTCCAACTCTTCCGACACTTCGCGTTCCAAGCCCGCTTTGTCCCATTTGCCGGTTGCGGCGGCAGACATGGCGCGCAGAAGGGAAAATTCACGCTGTTCCTTATCCGTCATGCCGATTTCACCGGCGGTAACGGTCGGCTTCGTCTGCATGTTTGCCATGATAGCGGCGCGTAATTGGGCTTCACTGCCACCCTCTTTAATAACCTTTTCGGCGGCTTCGATACCGCCGTGGGCGGCGTAACTGCGACCAATGGCCAACAGTTCGGAAACGCGGGCGCGTTCATTCTGCATACCGCGTTCGGCAGTGTTGTTGGTATCGGTTGCTGCGATGGCAGGGATTGCAGCAGCGGGAGTTTCCACCGCAGCGGGAATTTGATTTTTATCCATGTTTCGATTTCCTTTTTCAGGGGTTGGGTTTACAGGGTTTTCAATAAATGGTTCCGCCGATCTGCCGACACCAACTGTCGGGTCGGCCGGAACGGTTACAAAGCTGATTTCATACGGCATCCAGCGGGTAACGATGTAACGGTAGTCCTCATCGTCTGCATCGGGATTGTCCAATACCATGTCTTCCACGCGGTAGCCGACGCTGATATGGCGTAGGATGCCGTCTTGCACGTCTTGGAATTTTTCCGCCGCTTTCGCACCGTTGCCAAAACGTACCAAGGCACGGCCGCGCTTGTCGGCATCAATCCAAGCACGTTCGATGACGCCGATTTGGTCGCTCCAGCCATGATTGAACAGCACCGCGCCACCGTCGTTCAGACGGCTCAAGTCAACGGCACCCGCCGCATGACTTAATACTTCTTCGCCGAACCAGCGTTCTACCGGCTCTTCGCTGGAAAACGCCACTTCGACCGTCCGTTTTTCAACATCAACACTTTCGCGCTGAAATACGGCAAAGCGGCTCATTTGCTGCATTTGCGCCTTATCAGGCTTCATTTTCTTCATTCGGGCTATCCTCCGATTCCGGTTCTGCCGCCGATGCGGCCGGTTTTACGTCGACAATGATTCCTTTTCCTGCCAACATCTGGTTTTCCTGTTCGATTTGGGTAATAACATCTTCAAAATCCAAACCCATTTCCGCGCAAATATCGCGGCGGGATTTGACCGTCAGCGCCACCGCCTCTTTATGCGCATTAATATCTTTCAGCGGGTCAACCCACGACCAGCGGCGCCCCTGCCAGTTGCAGGCCTTGAACTTGTCCAGCTTGCCGGCAGGCAGCGATTTGCCGGACGGCATCTTGATTGCGCCCATTAGCAACGCCGCCTCAATCCAGCGGTCGAATACGTCATACAAGAACGCTTCGGCAAACCAGTTTTGCAACGTCATCCATGTGTCGCGTTCCTCCAGCGTCCCGCTGCGGATACTGGAAAAGTTCACGCCCTCAAGGTCGTTCGCCAAACTGTGATAAGCCACGTTCAAACCGCTGGCGATACCGCGCAGGCTGGCTTTAACGAATGCGTCGTAATTGGCGTGCGGGTAATCCGGGTCGAACGGCGTAAAGTCGTAACCCTGCGGCAGTTCGTGAAATGTGCCCGGCTCGACCGAATCGATTAAATCGATGCTGCCGCGCCCGTTATCGACCTCTTGCCCGTCAATCGGCGGCATGAAGTTGTCGGCGTCTTCCGTCTGTTTGAAAAAGCCCATTTTCGATGCGCCGACACGGGCGGCGATAATGGCCGCTTCCTGATAGCCCGACAGGTTTTGCAGACCGATGATGGCCGAAGCCACCCACGGAAAGCCGCGCCGCTGCTCTGGGCGGTCGTGCAGGAAAATATGGCTGATTTGCTCCGCCGGCACCCGTTCGCGTAAATTGCCCGTATTCGTCTGTCCGTATGATTCGCCCGGATGCGCCGTACGCAACCAGTACGCCACAGGACGGGAATAGCTGTTTAACTCGACACCCATGCGCACGGCGTTGCGCCCGTTTTGCTGCGGAACGTTGTATCCCGTATCCAAACGGTCAATATCCAGCACCTGCAACGCATAGCCGTAATCATTGTCAAACCCTGAAATATGACGAATCAGCACTTCGCCGTCCCGCGCCACGCTGCGAATCAGCAGCCGTTGCAGGTCGGTAAAAGACATCTGGCCGGTAACGTCGCACACCCCGCGCCGCGCCCAGCGGGAAAACGCTGCTTCGATGGCTTTGTTCGCCAAGGCATCGGGCTTGTCGGCGTTATCCAGCAAAACACGCATTTGCAGGGCAAAACCGTCGCGCCCGATAACGTTACTTTCGACCATGTTCAAAAACTTGCGCATGTAGTCGTTGTCGCGAGCAAGGCTGCGGGCGCGGGCGCGCAGGCGGTCAAGGTCTGACCGCGCCAAAGCGTCCGCCGACCAGTTTTGCGGCTGCCACGAAGCCAGCGACCCGACCGGACGCGCTCCGGCAAAGTTGCGGCGGGCTGTTTTCGGGGCGGCTTCCCGCCCGCCGAACAAACGCGCAAAAAAACCGCGCTTTTGCGGCGCGGCATTTGATTGTTTTGCCATAGCTCATCCTAAAATCGCGTGATGATACGGCCTGAACGGCGCGGAGAAATACCCGCCGCCGCTTCCAGCCGCTTGATTTCCTGCTGCCAGAACCGTATCTGCTTCAACAAATCGGCAAGGCTGGAAAATTCCATTTCGCGGTCTTTGATTTTGTACCGCTTGGTCATGCCCCTGCCTGCCGCATGTTCCTTGTAGGCTTTTCGAAGGCTGTTCAGAATTTCTCGCGCTTCTTCAAGCTCTACCGCATACTCATTACCGTTCATTTTCAGACGGCCTCTTTTGCATAAAATTTACTGACGCCTTGCTCAAAACGCTCTTCCACCAAGCCTTCCTCAATCAGCGTATCAATATCGCGGCGGGCAAAAATCCAGCCGCTCCACTTCTGCTTTCCATACACCTCATTGGCAACACCGGTCGATGTGCAACCCGGATGCGTCCGAATGTGTGATAGAACCTGTTCTTTTTCATTCATGGTTATAGCCGTATAAAGGCCGTCTGAAATCTGCTGTTCAGACGGCCTTTTTCTTGGTTTGCACTTAAAAGGCGGCCGCAAACCTTGGCCGCACCCTCTAACTTCGGGCAACGTCGTATCAAGCCCTAATCTGAAATGTAGCAGAAAAGCGTTTTCTGACGTCCGGTTGACGCTTAACCGGCTGGACAGCCATCTATTCAGACGGCCTGAATCAATAATTGGTAACAAAGTTACCGCCCTTACGGCGTCTGGTTGCCGCAAAACCGCTGCCGCTGTCCGCCTTCGTTTTTTCCTGCACCTTTTCGACGGGTTTTGGTTCGGCAAACAATTCCGACTGCAACAGCGCGTTTTCGTATAACGCCCATTTTGCCGCCGACATGGTATGCGTGCCGACCGAGCGGGCGGCATGCAGGGCATAGACTTCGCAGTCCAACGCCTCGTTTCGTACGCCGACTTTCTTCTGCCAAACCTTTTTGTGCTTGTTCATGCGGCTGGGTACTTTGACTTCGCTCAACAACTGGCCGCAGTAATCGGCGCGGACATCTTTGTAAAAGTGCATCCGCCCTGCCCCGCTTCCTTCCAGATTGATTCGAGCGTGCTCGTCTATCAGCAAGTCTTTCGCCCGCGATACGCCGACGCTGTACACCTGCACGCCGAATTTGTCGGCCTTGGTGTTTTTGTGCTTCAAGTCAATCGCCCGCGCCCGACTGAAAATCTCTTTATCGGGGTTGGTGCTGCCCTTGACCGCCATCACATTCACCGCTTTCACGCCGCGGCAGCCGCGCACAAAGTGATACACCGCGTCGGAGGTATTGCCGTCCGAACTGTCTATCGATACCGCCGCGATTTTCATTCCCGCGCCGGTTTCGTGTTTGTAGGCCGTCTGAAAAATCATCTCGGCCAGTTTGCGCCACACGTCGGATTTGACGTCCACCGTGTTGCCGTGGATTTCGCCCCACCAAACCAGCCAGCTTTCCTCGCCGCGCCCCCATGCGCGGATGATGACGGCCAGCCGGTCATGTTGCACGTCCACGCCCATAGTCAGAATCAGACCGCCGCGCGGAACGGTGTTTTCGGCGTAGTCTTCGCCGCGTTCTGCCAGGTCGTCTTCCTTCACGCCGTCATTGGTCATTTCGAACGGGATTCCGATGGACGAATTGACGAAGGCAATCATCGGCGATATATCGCCGTTGTCCGCTTCGTATTGCGCGGTCAACCATTTTTTCATCAGTTCGGAAAACACACTGCCGGGGAACGGGCTGTATAGCTCGTTCAGGTAAAAACCTGCCGTGCCGTGAAAAGGCGCGGTCGCCTGCCACCAACCGCGACGCACATTACGGTTTTTCTGCATGTCGTTCCACACCGCGCCGCAGTTCGGACAGGTGTAATGCGCCGTTTCCGGCAGCTTTTTGCCGAAAACGGGATGGTTGCCGTTCGGGTCTTCGTCGCAGGAAAGGTAATCGAAGCTCAACACATGGGCTTCGCCGCATTCGTGGCACGGCACCATGCCGACACGCTTATCCGACAACTCCATTTCGGCGGCGATTGTCGAGACGCCCGCAATAGTCGGCGTGCCGCCTAATACGATTTTCGGGCGGCGGTAGGTTTTGGTTCGCTCCTTCGCCAGCTTGATACTGTCGCCCTGACCCCGCAGGTTCAGGTTACAGTCGTCCGGCTCTTCCACACACACAATCGGCACCGGCGACGATTTCACACTGGCGGGGCTGTTACTGCCCACCAGCTTCAGAAAACCGCCGGGGAATTTTTTGAATAACTGCCGCTGCCCTTGTGCGCGGATACGGGTATCGACTTTCTCGCGCAAGGCGGGCGTCGCTTCGACCATCGGAACGAATTTTTCGTCCATGTACTCTTTAGCCGCCCCCTCTTTCGGGAACAGAACCAATATCGGACTGGGTTCGGCATCGATGGATTTGCCCAAAAAGTTACCCAGCACACCCGAAGTCCACGCCACTTGCGCCGATTTCTGGCAAACAACCACTTGCACGGACGGGTCGTCCAGCGCATCAAGCGGGCTGTTTTCCCATGCCAGATACGGTGTTACGTCCAAAACGTATTTGCCCGGTCGGGCGGCCTCTATGCTGGAAAGATAGCGGTACTTGTTCGCCCAGTCGCGGGTTTTAATCTTGCGCGGCGGTGCCCATTTCCGGCACGCCTGCCGCAACACCCGCGCCACTGTTTCAGCCATCCGCGCCTGCATGGTTGCGGCTGTCATCTCCATCGTTTTCTGCTCCGTAATTCGATAATTTTTCCAGCGCCCTGTTGATGTACGCCGCAATGATGTCAGGGTCTATTTCCACGCCCGACGTCGCCGTCAGTTCAGCCGCCAACTGCTCGGGCATCGTTAAAAATTCCGTCCGCGCCGCTAAAACATGGTCGCCCCATGCGCGCTCAAACATCGCGGCTGGCGCAAGCTGTCCTAATTTTTCGTCCCGCTCCAGTTCAGCCAATTCAGCCTTCACCCTGTCCAGCCGGTCGCGCGGCTTTTCCTTGTTCAGCCGTTTCAGTTCCCGCTGCAACAGCCAGCGGATAACCGCAACGGTATCGTATTCATTCGCAAGCCCGTTTTTATCTGCATAGGCCGCCACCGGTAGGCCTTCTTTCTGCCAGTTGGTCAAAGCCTGTTCCGTAACACCGACAATATCGGCAAGCTGTCTTTTATTCACTTTCATGTCAGTTCCTCATTAACCCAGCAAGCAACCCATACAAACCTGTCGCTTAACAGAAATCGCGGCTCGAATTACCCGCGTGGCTGAAAGTCCAGGAAGTACCTTATCGGGCTGTGGCTAATGCTTTTTCGAGTTCTTCGGCAAAGACTGCCTGCTGATTACTGACGACAGCTTGTTCAGCAACCTCAAAATACCGGAGACGTTTTTCATACTGTGCCGCTGACACATACACAACCAATGCTTTTACTTTTCTTTTTTGTCGCTTATAAATTCCCGGAGACAGTTTGCCGCGTCGTTTAAGTAGGGAGAAATGCGTCCCGTCGTTCAATCCGCGCACCATTGCCCGAAACGCAGCCAGCGTGATATTGCCGAAACGGTCAAGCCTTACCGCATCTGACGGCACAATCCGATACCCCGCGGGCATCAATCCCCGCGAAACCAGAAACGCCTCAATACCTTTCGCCCGACGGCTTCCACCATAAATTTGCGCCGTCAGATATTTGCCCGCGCTTCTATCCTTTGCACCGTCCTTGAAATCGACCACGGCGGTCAATTCCTCCTTGGTTGCATACTGTCTGACAAACAGACTGTTCAACGTCCACGGCTTCGGGTTGAAGAACGAATCCCTCATTTCATCTTGCAGATTGCCGATTGCCTGTGCAGCAAGTTTGTTCACCGCATTTTTAGCGGCAAACGGGACTTGTCGGCGCCGGACATCATCCAAGCGTGCGACCATTTTGCTGACATCGACACGAATTGCCGGCATGACATCTCCAAAAAGAAAGGTCGTCTGAAATTCAGACGACCTTTAATAACAGATAAGGATTCAACGTTTCAACACACAGGACGACACATAAAGCGTCGCCCTATGTGCCGTCCTGGTTTGGAAGGGGTTACGCCCCTCCCAAATAAATTCTGATTCTACCGCCCTAAAGGGCGGGGTTTCAACCGAAAGGAAATGAGATGAAAAAAAAGCGGCATCGCACCTGAACGCACGAAACCGCAGTTTTCCATAATTTAAACATTTCACTGCACGAAGCGCAAGCAGTTTTTAACAACCGTTTAACATCCTGCCCGCTTCACTGCCACTTAAAGCCACACACAGCAAGGCTTTAGCGTCTTTCAAATATTTGTAGAACAAGCGGACGCAGCAGCCGCACTTCTCTGCCATCGCCTTTTCGACGCTGACCTTCTTGTACTCGTCGCCGACACCGCCTGAATAGCGCAACAGCAACACCTCCCGATGGAACGCAGGCAATTCCTTCATCACCACCCTGTCCACCGCAGAAAACACCGAATCCGCGTCCACCCCATAAGGCAGCAACGGACGCGTTCCGCCCGTATTCGCATCACCTGCCATTGCACGGTTTGCCGCACTGGATGCATAACCCAGTCCGTTATCATCCCGAACCGAACGCCAAAAGCCCCAACGGGCAAGCAAATCATCAATAGTCATTTATCAGTCGATTTCTTCGCGCACCGACCATCCCTAGCCCCGTCGGAGTCCGCAGGGCTTTAATTTTTAAGCGCATATTATAACAAAAATGCCGTCTGAAACCCATCAGACGGCATAATCGGACAGCAAAAAATCAGCAGCAGGACAGCTCCATCACCGTATTTTTCAGGCGCGCCAATTCAAGCATCGCGCATTTGAAATCCTCGTCCGTCAAATTTTGGTTTTCATTGGAGAACATAAAGTTTTCGTAGGCGTCGCTGACTACCCTGGACAGGTTGATGATTTCGTTTGCCGCCGCGCATTCCGCCAGCCCGATTTCCGACGTATCGCCGTCGTATGTCAGNNGCTTCTTAGGAGCAGCAGACTGATTTTCTTCCGGCGCGGGCAGCGCATCGCAGTTCAAATCATATCGCGCCTCATCAATCAGGCGGCGCACTTCAGGGCTGCGGTCGATAACCATTTTCGGAATATCCTCAATGATACGGCGGATGACCAGCGACATTTTCCAGAAGCTCAGACTGATGACCCGTTTGCCCGTTTTCCCGTGGCTGTAATCGCGGAACGTATCCGGGTGCATCACACCGTTATCATGCAGCGCAGATTCGATGGTGAAGAATATTTTCTGCATCTCATGGCGCGCATCCTCCTCTTTGATTCGGAACGGATCAGGAATCGCGGGGACGGTAAGCTGTTCGCGCGGGCGGTTGAAATGCGCGTTCAGGACATCGAAACATTCACGCTGATAAGCCAGCAGCCGTTCGCGGATTTCCGGTTTCACACGGTTCGCATCGACACCGAACAGCCAGCCGTTGAGATAGTTGATGGGCAGACAGAGGGTTTCTTGATCGCCACCACTGGAAGGTACGGTCATGATGACCGCACCTTTCGCCATGACCTCATGTCTTGTGATTCGTTTTCGTTGCGCGTCCCAGTCCAAACCGATGTTTTCGACGATGGATTTCATGGCGACATAATGGGTGTTGTTTTGAGTAAAAACGGGAACGGTTTGACCGTGAAATTGAATGTTTTGAACTTGGTTCATTTTGATAGTCCTGTTGAAAGTTTCTTAAATGCCCGAGGCGGGCGACCGCGTGGTTAAGAACCCATCAACAGTTGGGCGGACTTATTCCCCGAAAACGG